CTAATTTGCAAGTGAACACATCTGAACCAATCGTAGTCTTGACTGCTTGGAATTCAAGTTCCATTAACACATCTTCATCATTACCACCTGCTAACACCTGTGCTGAAGTGATCTTGACTTCTGGCATATAGAATCTGTAATTGGCTGAACTATTACCCATTTGTAATAATAGACCAAATGCAGTTGTGTTGATGTAGTTGTTGAATAGTGTTTCGTCAGTGGCATAAACCGTCAATGAACCTGTGACAGTGAATCTACCTGATCCAATACCTGCCAAGTCTGTTGTGCCAATCTGTGTCTGTGGTCTTAAACCATTGTCAATTGACAATGAGAATGCTGTTGCTTTTACACCTGTTAATTCTGCATAGTCGCCATAAGTCACAGTAGGTGTACCTGATGTGTCAAATTTGACTGTTGTGTCTGAATCAACTGTTGTGAAAGGTGTTGTCTCAGTGGCCGCAATCGGTGAAGTTAAACTTGCTGAACTTGTCATAGTGTTCACTTTTGAACCTAAGAAGCCAACAGTACCTGTCACGAATGAACCTGACTCTGCTGTCAGTTCTAATGTGTTTGGAACCATACCTTCATATTTTTGGAATTTGCTTGTTGAACCATCTGTAGTTTTCTTTTCAATTATGAAACTTGATTGTGACGTACCATTGAACATATCTGTATCTACTGTGATACCTGCTTCAACATTGGCATTGCCTGCCGCTGATGTTTGGAACACAGATTGTAAGATACCATCCATAGCAGTGTCAGATGAAAATTCAAATTCAATCTCACCTTCACCTTGTGAAGATACTTTGTTTAGATCTGCAACATTTCTTGTTGCATCTATCTCTTCTGATGATATAGTTGATACTGCTGGAACCAATGATTCTGATGTCACCCTTAGAGTGACGTTACCATCTTGTCCAGATCCGTCTGCTAGAGAACCTTCTCTACGGATTATTAATGTTGATAAACTTGCACTTGGTATTGTCATATTTTGTTTCTCCTATTGTATTTATGATTGATGCCTGTGATACGGAAAATCTAAGTTGATCTGATAGAAGTTATCTGTATCCCCTGTTCCTGTTTGTTCACCAACCACAGTAGTAGATCCTGCTCTTGTCGTAATATCATCAAATTGCACTATATGGAATATAGTTCTTATTGATTCTGCTATAACACGGGCTCGTTGTGTTCCTGTGCCAGTTTTAACAAATATTTGGACACTTATCAGTCCTTCTTGTCTTGTGAACTTTGTGCCCAACTCTGCTTGTTGGCTATCGTTGGTCAAAATGGTCAATCTTACCCATTCTGACAAATTCTGTTCATTGTCTACTGAATTGCCTGCACTGTCTACCAAACCTAACACATTGTCAAATTGTACATACACATCTGATAGGTTATCTAACAGTCTCTTTTCTATGCTGGATCTTTCTGCTTGGAATGTCATTATCTAGTCGCCTTTCTGACTATGCTGTCTGCTCTAGATCTCATAGTCTGCACTGCCTGTGCCGCCATCTTGGCTGGCTTGTTTTTTGATGTTCCATTTTCCACGAACCCCGCATAGGCAACATTGTTGTCTATAGATGACTTTGTTCCAAATTTAGATGGACTGGTTGTCCAACTGCTCTGTAATTTTCCTGTGTCAACAGGTGTCTTGGATTTTGCCAACTTGGATCCTTCATCAACAAATTCAACTTGAACCTTGTTCATCAGTTGATCTATTCTTTTCAGTGCCTGTGGTATAGTCAAAGCCATTATATTTTAAATCCTTTACGCCAACTGCGAACTGCCCAAAATGCCGGGCTTAAATTCTTTTGTCCTTTCACATCATCTAACACTGCACCCATCCTAGCCAAGAAACTCTTTCTTCTGGCTGGATTGTCTCTTTTTATTTTGGCGCCGCGTTGTCCAAATGTAACTTTATTTACATTTCCTGTGCTTTTGTTCCGTACATATACACCAAACTTCTTGCTCTCACCTGAGCCTAATCTGAATGGTTTGTTCAATGTCACCGATCTATTTTGATATTTTGCCATTTTTCTTGCCTTTCCGTTTCTTTGGTTGTGGTATAACCAATCGTTCTATGCCTTCACATATATGATCCAATGCACCAAAGAATCGCAATAAAAATCTATCCAACCACATACTATCTTTGCCTTATTGAATCTATGAAGTTATAAACCCTGCCGAACTGTTTGTCAATGCTTACTAGATCCTGTTGTATCATAGCAACCAACAACTGTAATTCCATCAGTGTGACCAATGTCCAGGTTGCCAATCCCATCAATATGGTTCCTAATAAAGCGATCAACATCGTGTTTGTTTTCCTTGTCATCTTACAATCCCATACTTGTGGCGAACCAATATAGCAATAACCAAAACAATGTTATCATTATCATCCATCTGATCATCTGCCCTGTCCTTTGTATTTCTTATAACTTCTTCTCTTTGACTTGTTCATCATAGCCTTTGAGTGTTTACCACCACCAATGCTGGTCTTCTTCTTGGTGTATTCGTGTATCACTTGTTCTTTGACTTTAGCCATTTAAACCTTTTCTAATCTTTGTCAGCAATTTGAGATCCTGTTGTATCAACACTGGCACTGGAGTTGAATGTTCTCCATAGCATCTGTGTGAATACAACCATTCTTCATCTTGCCTCATTTCGTTCATTGTGTGATGTAGGTTGCATAGTTGTCTACCACTCGCATTCTTGTGGATCCACATCCTTGCAACATAGTCACCCAACGGTTTGACGTTACCTGTGCCTTGCCATTTTGCTACATCTATCTTCTGTTTTGACCAATATGCCTTTGACCAAGGACACACTGCGACAATTGAAGCAAAATATTCTGCCCAATTAACCTCTTCTTTTCTTGCCGCCTCTTTTGCCACCACGTTTTTTCTTTTTACTCATTCTTGCCATCTTCTGACCCTCCTGTTGGTAATTGGACCACTTCACAATGCAATCCAAATCGTTTTATGTACTTATTTTTTTGTGTTTCTGCCGCCTTGGCATTTGGATAGAAACATTTGATGTATTTCATTCCTCCACCTATCCAAGTGGGTAATCTTGTTTCAGTTATCCATTCACCCTTGTGTTGTAGGCCCCACATCTTCTTACTGCTGACCAGTTGCCTCTTGTGTCCATTGTGTTCTGTTGGTTCACCAAGTCTGTTATAAGCATTTGGTCTGCTCATTGCTATCTTTCTCTGATGGCGATCTTGTATAATGCTGTGACTGGATCTTTTTCCACTTTGTAGACTTCGTATGTGATTGAATCAAATGTGATCCTGTCTTGTGGTTTTGGTGCAAAGTCTAGATCTTTGCCTGGGATTAGAATCTGTCTGTCTGTGGTCTGTGCCTGGCCTGCCGTGATTCTTTCTTCTTCAAACTTTGTGACTAGACCTGTCAGTGTGCTCGTGATAGTTGTTTCTGTCGTTGTTCCTGTGGTTGTGTTATAACCACCTGCTGAAACTTGAACATATGAAATTGAAATTGGTATGTCACCCAATGCACTAAAGGCTGAGTTTGCCGCGTTCTGGATAGTGGCTCTTAATCCCATTGTTAAGCCCTCACTGTTCTATTTTGACCAATGCCTCCAGAGCCTGCGTTTAGTGGTGCAATGTAGTCACCATATTTTCTTAAAATTGAATACACACTTGATCTGATAACACCTTTGGATATCCTTGAACTTTGATCCATAGTCAAACTGATACCTTGTACCATAATCTGTTTGAAGCCTGCTGTGTCATCATCAGCGGTAGTGTCTTCTGCTGAAAGTAATCTGGCAAATTCTGCTGTGGCATCTTTGACAAATTGTGGTATCGTGTCATTGTCAACTGTGTCAACTAGACCTGTTGAATATTTTCCATCTTTCAACACACCTGTTCTTGGCCAAGACAATGCTTGATCTGAACTTTTTTCGTGTCCTAGGAAAACAAAATGTTCATCAATCAATCTAGTCGCCATCACTAGCAATCTTTCTTTCTTGCCATCGTGTAATGCTGACCAAACTAGGTCTGCCTGTTCTCTGACTGAATCGTGATAGGTATTTGCTTCTGCCACTGTGGCATATGAATTTGAATTTGTTGCACCTGGTGTTGTGATTAATGTTAAACTCATTGTACTTGTATTTATATGTTCTATGTGTTAAAGAGAAAACAAGGCCCATAAAGGGCCTTGTTTAGTGTTATGTAGATTATGCTACTGTCGCCTTACCAACACATAGACCTTTGTCATTGTGTGAAGCAATCGCAGTGTACATAGCAACTCTAGTGATATCTGCATTGTATATTTCAGATTCACCTAATGCTCTTACATCAATACCTGCAGGAGTACCTTCAGGATAGATCATAGAAACACCGTTGTTGCCACCATCTTCAAAACAACCAGCATATAGAGCCTCTTGAGTACCTGAAGTACCACCAGATAAGTCTATATCTTTTAAGTGATTGTTTGCGAAGATTGGAGTACCTTCGTATGCTAAAACATTTCTGTTTAGGATTGGTGATGTGTAGTATTCAAAACCTGCACCTGTTCCTCTAACTGCTTTCTTGAAAATGTTGATAACATTTGAAGAAGCCATAATGAAGTCAACTTGACCATCTTTTGAAGTCACTTTGTCTTTCATTTCATCTAATAGAGCAAAGATGTCTGCTTGGTTTGAACCAGAAATATCAACTGTTGAAGTTGAGTTTCCTGCATCATCGTTAGCGATTTCGTATAAACCTTTGAAACCACTTGCAGAACCACCTAATGTAGTTCCTAGAGCCGCTTGTTTGTATGCTTCTCTGGCAATGTTTCTTGATTTAGCCGCTACTTGTAGAGCCATTTGGTCAACACCAGCCGCCGCTGAAGTAGAAGCAGAAAATCTGTCCACGTTCGCTTGACCTAAAAGAGCCTTCATAGTGAAAGTTCTTTGAGTTGTTGACATTGGTTTTGATACGGCAGTATCTGTAGTAAGGTCATTACCTTCTGCAGAGAATCCTACCATACCTGTAGTCGCGTCTTGGTTAACGATTAATGCTTGTCCTCTTACTGGAATAAAAGGAACCGCTTCGTACCAAGGAGCAACAGTGATCACAGTGTCCGCAACACCTTCAGCGATTGGATCGTTGAAGTGTTTTACAGCCTGTGTTAAACCCAATAGGGTTGTAGTTGTAATATCAGCCATTTTTTATCTCCTTATGGTTGAATAGTTTAATATAGACATCATTGTCTATATCCTTTTCCCAGATCGTCCAGGTATAATCACTACGGTAATTATAATCTTATTTATTGCCTGCCCTTAGACCAGCCTGTATCTTGTCTAAAGAACTCATTCTAGTTTGTTGTTGCACTGGTCTGGTCTGACCTTTGGCACCAACACCAGTTGATTCTTCAAAAAGATGTCCTGCTGATTTTTGCAGTTTGTTGATCCACTGATCAATCGTCAATGGTTCTCCTTCACTGTTGTAGATAGTCTCACCGTTTGAATCTTTGGCAACGGCCACACCATCCTGCAATGAGAAAGTGTTCTTTGCTCTCAACAACACATCTTCAAATGCCGTCTGTTTCACATTGTGTTTGGCCGCACTTGATTGCACTTGGTTGTCAATAAGAACAGTTGAAAGTTTTTGACTGGCTTGTGAATAGTTGTCATTCAGTTCAGCCAATTTCTTTTCATACTCTGCTTTCATCTCGGCAGTTCTTTTTGAAAGTGTTTGTTCAACATCAGTTTCTGGTATTGAACCTTTGGCTTTCTCTTTTGAGTATTGATCTTTCAATCTGTTGTATTCATCCATATCAACATAACTCATCTGCTTTCTCATTTCTTCAAGTTCAGCATTGAGTTTTCTGTTGTTGGTTCTAAATTCATCTAGTTTGGCACTTGGCACTGCATTTTTCACATTCAGTTTGTATCCATCTTCTTGCTTTTCATAGAATGAATGCAATGATTCAGGAATTGATTCCAATGAGTCAGTGTAAAGTGTTAGGGGTTGTTGATTGTTTTGTTCGTTTGGTTGTTCTTGTTGTGTTTCGTTAGACATTCGAGTCCTCCTTTGTTGTTAAACACGGTTAACTTTATATGATTTTATGAGAAAAATCTACTTAATTCTGGATGGAGTGCAATTATTTCTTCATTGCTCATTCCATCATCTATCATTTGTCTCATATGTGCCACCAAGTTCTCTGGTGACGTGACTGGTGGGTGTCCCTCAACTCCATCAGCCAATACAGGTGCTGAAGCGGGTTGCTCCACCGGTGGTTTCAGTCCCTGTAATCTCTCAATTTCTTGTTGTTTGTTATGATCAGGTGGTAATATCTCACCTTTGTGTAATTGGTAGTACAATGTCTCTTCTGATATACCACCTTCTTGATATGCTTTTATCATATCTATCAAAGATTTTGAATCTATCTGTGCCGCGATAAAATCTCTGTTCAATTCTGCGTCAACTTCATCTATGTCAATGCCCATATAGTCAGCACAATATTTCAATGCCTGTGTTATAGCCGCATCAACTGACTCAACAACAGTGATCAATGCTGATCCTTCTGCCGCTTGTCTGATTGAAGTTGTTTCTGCTGTTTCTGGTTGTGCCGTTGGCTTTTCTAAAAGTCTAGCACCCAGTTTTCCCATCTTGTTTTCTAAGTCTCCAAGATAGTTTCTCAATGAACCAACACCCGCTCCAGAAAATTCTAACATACCGACAGTGGCACCTTGTGGAAGCATCAACATATTCGTTGAGCCAATTCGTAGAGGTGTTGCTTCTCTGCTTTCACTACCATATCCATCGACCCCTGTAGCGTATGGTGTGGGCAAACTTGTGAAGTGGAGTGCGTGTCCTATGTCTGCTGAAAACTTGTAATGATTGATGTTGAGATTGACCAAATCTAAAAGTGGCGAATCTTCATAATCACATCCCAATGATGTTGTGTTCACTATCACGAAAGGAATGTAGTCCATCAACCTACCTTGTATGGTTGGTGTCATAATTGGACCTGCAGTCATCTGCTTTCCTTCTTGTGTGTAAACCTGTTGAGTGTAGACTCCTTCTTGTAATCTTAAAACTCTGTACTGTGTTGAGTATGATGTGTCAAATTCATCATCTCCTTGTTGTTGTTTGTGTTCTGCCAATACAACCATCTCTAACTGATAGATACCATTCTGCATACCCATCCTGTGATTGATGATGGTCTCACCAATATAATGGCTACAGTATGGTCTCTTTAGATCATTGTCATAATCTACTAGGATGCCGTGTCTGCCAACTGTTAGCACTTCTTTAAGGATTGTTTTAGTGAAGTGATTGGCTGTCGTGCCGTCTAAGTCTATGTCTTGTATGATTGAATTCAATTCTTGTGGTCTTGTGAATGTGGCATCTCTTCTGAAAACTGAACCTATCAATGCTGACAGTGTTCTTCTCGTTGCGTTGTAGAACTGTGCTCTTTCTTTGTAATCTTGGTATTCATTACGACTCAAACCACTCAAGTGTGGTAAGAAAGTGTCATCCATAGATTTTACCGCTTCTTCTCCTGAAGTCACGGTTCTAGTCTTTAAAGCCTTGTTGGCCCATTCATTGTGTAAAGGGTGTGGTGTATTTGCTGGCATCTAATTCAATCCTTAATCATATTTATAGTTAATAGCCTTGTAGTGGAATCATCTTTGCCGTTTTCGGTCTATCTAATACTATGTATCTCAATGTGTCAGCATCGTGATCCAATGCTTTTGTATTCACATCATCAAGATTGTTGGTGTCTCTTGGTAGTCCTGATAGGTTTCTCCACAAGTTTTGGCATTTGTTCATTATCGCTAGTCCTGGTTCTTCTTGGTGATCTGGTATCATCGCGGCAAATCTCTGTCTTATCTGTTGCCAACCTATCTTCCTGGAACCTGGTGCCTTGTTTGATCTTGTCCAATTTATGTTGTTTACGGACATTTCTTCAGCGATCTTCTGATCACCATCAAATATTGAGTTATCTGCTGGACCTGGTCTCACTGTCCTGTCAAAATGTCTCTCTTTTTCTTCAATGGCCCTGGCTATGTCACCCGGTGACCATCTCAATCCTTCCGCAGGCTTGTTGGCCTTGCAACCATACAGTTCATCTACAATTATGATCGTGCCTGGCCTGAATGTCCTCTGTTCTCCATCTATCACGCAAGGTGTGTCATCTGCCACCGCATACCATATCACTGAGAAAGGTGCTGAATATCCATAGTCAAACGCCCTCTTCACGGTCCAATGCTCTGGTAATCTAAAATCTGATACAAGGTTCCGGCTGGGATCCATAACATCTGAGAACATCTGTCCTGACGGTATGTTCCAGTCACCTTCAAGCATAGCAGTGACCAATTCTGAATTACCCATCGCCATAACTCTCTTCACATAATCTGGATCTTCTTTCATCATATAAGGATTGTCATATATCTTTGCTGGGAGATACTGTCTCAACAGTCCACCTTCTTCCGCGGGCATCTTGACTATCCTTTGATTTGGACACATATCAACCCAACCCATTTTAAAGAAGTTGTGTGATATACCACCTGGGTTTGAACTTACCATAATTTTAGGAAAGTATCCTTTCCATTTTTCTGGTACTTTTACTCCAGTCATCCTTACCCTTGATCTCATAAACCTGTATTGTGCTTCCGTGAATGTGGTTCCTTCATCTAATAATAAACAGTGGATCTCTGATCCTTGCCATCTATACATATCTTGTTCTTGTTGTAAGTGACTCAATGTTATGATAGATCCATTCCAGAACTTGAATGTGTTGTGTGCTGAATTGTATTTGACGTAACCTGATGTCATCAATGGTTCCAATATGGAAAGATAACTCTGTGGTCCCACTAGGTGGTTCACTCTCAGATCAGGAAATGTCCTACGGAATAGGAATATGTTTATGCCAGGAACTTCCATCGCCCAAAGTATTGAGGCCCATCTTAAGAAGAACGACTTTCCTGATCCAAATGATCCACCAATCAATATCTCAGTCGCTGGTGT